ACTTTAAAAAATTTGCCCTTCCCCAAGAACTTAAAAAAAAGTATGAAAAGTTTCCTCACGGAGCAACACTTTGTGAAATTAGAAATGGAGTACATTATACTATAGTTCCAAAATCTAGACACAGTAAAAATGATGAAGATGTTGTGTGGGAAAAATATGAAGGCATAAAAGAATACCCAGGGGATTTAAATATGGATTTAAGAAAAGTCGCTTTATCCACTGCATTATGTATTCTCTATGCTGACCGTGGTCAAAGAGATGATTACTGCACAGCAATAGCAGGTGTTCTATTAAACAATACTAAATGGAGCGTAGAAGAGATAGACGACTTTGTTTATAATTTGGCCCTCGAGTCTGATGATAACGAGGCAAAAGATAGAGCAAAAAAAGGAACAAGCGGGAAAAAAGCACAAAGAAATTTTGGGATACCTAAACTTGCTGAAATTATTGGGTGTACTACGAAAACTGTTTCAGAGTTATTTGGCTGGATCGGAGTAGGGTATGAAATTGTACAAGACAACAGCATCATAGGAAATATCATTGAGTATGGAGAAGATAGATATTTTGTTGAAGTAAAAAAAAGTGTAGACGGAAAACCAAAAATAATAATAATAACAATAAAAGGAGCAGAACTTAAGCAAGTACCATTCCATGATGCCGTCATGAAACAAGCACAAATATGGCTCCCTAAGATGAAAAAGGATATTTTTGATAACATTATGAAAAAGAAGTTTGACGCAAGGACTCAGTCAGAAGAGTATGTGAAAGAAGCTGCAGAAGATATGAAATTTATTAAATATTTTGAACAATATATTCATAAAGAACAAGCTTATACCGACAGTTCTAGCCTTTTAGAATATAAGCGTCCCCATTTTAATTTTGATAAAAAGTATTTAGAATTTAATTTAAATAGTTTTGAAGATTTTTTAGACGAAAAAAGAGTGGGAACAGCAAGAGTAGATTTAATTTTAAACATTCGCAGAATTTTAAAAGCAACAAAAGTCAAAGGGAAAATTAAGGACAAATCATGTGTGCGTTGGCGTATTGAGCAATATGATATTCCACGAGACGATTTAATAATTGAAGGAGAAGCTACTGAAGTGAAGGAGATAACAGATGACAAAAGCTAGATTTGTTGTAGGTCCCCCAGGAACTGGAAAGACTCACATATTTTTATTAACAAAATATAAGAAGTTTTTTAAACTTTATGATCCTGATAAAATTGTTTTAATTTCTCACACTAACACTGCTGTTAATGAAATTTTAGATGCAGTCATGAAGATTCCTGAAATTAAAGAAAGAGGTTACCGAAGAAAATTTTTTGAAGATCGCATCTGTACTATTCATCATTATTGTAAAAGAAGACTTGTACGTAAAGAAGTATTTAATGAACAAGACAATGAAGATTTTAAAAATTTAGTACGTCTTAATTCAGGGTTTGCGCAATCAAAGTATGGTTCTGATGTTTATAAAGACCATTCTTTTTTCAAATTTATTAAAGGGGCCTATGGTCATAATCGTACTCTTGAAGAACATTGGCATCATCCCTCTACCGATAGATTAGAATATACCCCTTATCATTTAAGACAGCTCGAAGAGCTAGAGGCGGAGTACAAAAAATATAAGAAAAACAATAACTTATATGATTTTGCGGATATGATTCTGGGGTACAATGAGCTCGAAACTGAGTCAGATATTCAAGCGTTAATTGTAGATGAAGCCCAAGATACTAACCGTTCTCAGCTCGAAGCAGTTTTTAAAATGGCAAAGAATGTTAAAGATGGACACTTCTACTTAGTAGGAGATCCTGATCAAACCATTTTTGAATGGGCCGGATCAGATGCAAAATATTTTCATGAGATCTCTAGAACTCCTTGGGAAGATGAAGACACTAAAAAATTAAAAGAGGGGAAAAGATGTGGAGAAGCTATTAATAAATTTTGTAAAAATATTATTGCCCCTGTTTGGGATCACTATGGGTATCAAAGAGACTGGTCTGCTGCCAAAGGAATCAAAGGAAATGTTTATGTGCTGAATGATCTTAGACCCTCTAATAATTTAAAAATATTAATAGAAAAAATACGGAATACGAAACAAACTTTTTTATTTTCTTATAGAGGAAAACCAAGCGATCAACGATTTAAACAATTCTTTGAAGCATACGGAATAGAGTATGCTCACATGAATAATTCTTTACATGTCCCTACTAAAGAATTAAAGGCACATGATGAATGGCCGAGTTTTATAGAAGGGGCTCCTAAAAGTAAAAAACAATTAAAAGATTTTTGGTGTTATTTAGGTAGCAAAGCTATTGTACACGGGAAAGGGGCTTTTAAATTTGAAGATTGGATTAATAAAGATTATGTTATAGATGCATTGATCGAAGCAGAGCTTTTAAAACCTCAAGCAAAGTTAGTTAAGAATTTTGATTTATTAAGAAAACGTGCAAAAGGGTGTGATGCCAAACAACATGAGCGAAGAATGATCTACATTAGAAAGATTATAAAGAATGGATTTGATTTTGATGGAACAATTAGAGTGAGGTATGGAAGTATTCATAAAGTTAAAGGAACCACTTTTGATAATGTGGTAGGAGATTTAAGTATTTTTAGACGTAAACCTGAACCTTTATTTGTACAAAAAAGATTAAAATATGTCATGTTTAGTAGAGGAATCTATGATGCATGGGTATTGCGATCAGAAACAGGGAAGGAGTTAGGAAACTATGGGAACATACGATAAACAAATAGGAGGCAATCACTATCTTAAAATGAAAATTCAGCCAAGTGAATTTGCTAATAAAAATAATTTGCCCTTCGCTGAAGGAAATGCTATAAAATATATCTGTCGACATAAGTACAAGGGGAAGAAGGAAGATCTAAAGAAAGCAAAACATTACATAGATATGATTATTGAAAGAGATTATCCCGATACACCAAACCTTAGACCTTTACCCCCTGGTTTTACTTTAACTAAATCCAAAGATCCTGACATGATTCCCATGACCGAAGAAGAGGAGTATCGCAATGCTGGGATTACTAAAGAAGAGGCGGAGAAAAAATAATGTGTACTGCGCCTCGTGTAGAAGATTTAGATTTAACAGGCGTTGACATAGTTGCAGTCGACTTAGAAACTTATGACCCAGAATTAAAAACGAAAGGGTCAGGAGCTGTAAGAGGCATAGGAAAAGTTTGCGGTATTGGAGTCTGCACCGGAAAACAAACATGTTATTTTCCCATTCGTCATAAAAATTCTGATAAATTAGCCCCCAAAGAAACCTGGGAAAAATTAAATAAGGTACTATTTCAAAACCCCGACATTAAAAAAGTATTTCATAACGCAATGTATGACGTCTGTTGGATTAGAGCTGAAACGGGCTTAATGCCAAAAGGGGAACTATTAGACACCATGATTGCAGCATCCGTCATCGATGAAAATAGAATGAGATATACTTTAGATTCAATAAGCAAAGATTATCTAAGTGAATCCAAATATAAATATGATCTTAGGGACAGATCTTTAAAAGAATGTGGGATCAAGGACCCTATGAATAATATGCACAAACTTCCATATAGTTTAGTTAAAGATTATGCTGAACAAGATGTCAAATTAACTCTGAAGTTATGGAAAGTGTTTGAGCCCAAATTAAAAGAAACTATATTTGTGAATCCTGAGGGAGAGAAGAAGACATTACAAAAAATATTTCAATTAGAAACCCAACTATTTCCATGCCTTGTGGATATGAAATTTAAAGGGGTTCGCGTAGACGTTGAAAAAGCGAAACAATTTGGCAACGAACTAGCAACAGAAAGAGATCAGATCATAAAAGATATTCACACCGGAACTGGAATTAAAGTAGAAATATGGGCCTCCGCCTCTATTAAGAAACTTTTAGATCAACAAAAAATTAAAGATTATAAAGTAACACCTAAATCAAAGATGCCCCAACTCCCTAAACAATATTTAAAAACACATAAGAACGTGTACCTACGCATGATCGCACGTGCCAGAGAATGTGATAAAGCAAAGAATGCTTTTGTAGAAGGGCTTTTAAGTTTTGTACATAAAGGTAGAATTCATGCTGATATAAATCAAATTAGATCAGATCAAGGTGGAACTGTGACTGGAAGATTTTCTATGAGTAATCCAAACCTCCAACAAGTTCCTGCCAAAGGACCGATTGGAAAAAGAATCCGACAAATATTTCTTCCTGAAGAAGGATGTACATGGGGATCTTTCGACTACTCTCAACAAGAGCCCAGAATTGTGGTGCATTACGCATTAAGATGGGAACTCCCTGGAACTGATCAGTTAGCAGAAGCTTACCAGAAGGACCCTAAAACTGATTTTCACGGTATTGTAGCTAACATGGCTAAAATTCCTAGAAGCCAAGCTAAAACAATTAATCTCGGGTTGTTTTATGGTATGGGAAAGATGAAGTTACAAAAAGAACTCGACCTTTCTCCTCACGAAGCGCGAGAATTGTTTTATGGATACCATTCTAAAGTCCCTTTTATTAAAGAATTATCAAATGGACTAATTAAATTTGCTGAAGACCATGAATTAATTTATACATTAGGAGATAGGTTTTGTAGATTTGATAGATGGGAACCTTATGATAAACAATGGAATGCAGAATTAGGAAGATTCGAGATCGAGATAAAAACAAAAGAGAAAAAATATAATGAAGAAAAAGAAGAATGGCAAACTATTACTTCATATAAATATGAACCTGTTCCTGTTTTGACTAAAGAAGAAGCTGAATTAAGATACAAAGAAAAATATCCAGAAGACGTGAACTATAATAATTTTAATGGACACTATCGTTTAGCTTTTACATATCGCGCATTAAATAGATTAGTTCAAGGTAGTGCCGCTGATATGACAAAACAAGCTATGGTAGATCTTTATAAGGTGGGTATATTACCACATATTCAACTTCATGATGAATTGTGTGTTTCTATTCCAGATATAGAAACAGCTCTAAAAGTTAAAAGGATCATGGAAAAAGCGATTAGACTTAAGATACCAAATAAGGTAGACTACGCCTCCGGTGATAACTGGGGCGACATAAAATAGGAGGAACTATGGAAAAAGCAAAACAACTTTGGACATTAGCAAAAGCTAATCCCAAAATATCTGCCGCTATCGTGGTAGTTATTGTTGCTATCTATTTTTTAGCAAACTAGGACTATATGTTACATGGCTTAC